TTAACCCAGCGCCAGCGCCACCGAGGCGAACTTCACCGCTAATGAACTGGAGTACGTTGCGGTTTGCTCCGCCAGCGTCCTTAAAGTTAATAATACCGCTGTTTGGCAATACCATATTGCCGTTAACATCTAGCGTTGCACTTGGCGTAGCCGTACCAATACCCAACCGGTCGTTGGTGTTGTCCCAGAACAGGTTAGCGTTGTCCTGCGAATACACGCCAGACGCACCGGCAAAGACGACCGAGCCAGCGGTGAATGCAGTGGTGGTCCCTGTGCCGCCATTGGCCACGCCGAGCGTGCCAGCGAGAGTGATTGCGCCAGTCGTGGCGCTGTTAGGTGTAAGGCCCGTCGTGCCGCCGCTGAACGAAGTAACGCCAATCCCAGTGAGGGTGGCCCATGATGGAGCTGCGCCAGTGTTGCCCACCAGAACCTGCCCGGTTGTGCCGACGGCGGTTGCCGCAATAGCCGAAGTTCCGGCGCCGTATAGAACGCCGTTTGCGGTTAGTGTCGATGCACCAGTACCGCCGCGAGCAACAGAGAGCTGGCCAGACCATCCCAGAGTCAGAGATGTTGCCGCGAGAAGCGCGCTCGCAGGCGTGCCGCCAAGCGTCAAAGTGACGTTCGTATCATCCGTCTTGGTGAGCGCTGCACCGCCGCTGATGTCGGTCGCAGGAATTGTTGCAGATGCGGTGAGTGCGGACGTGCCACTACCCTTGACGTATCCGGTGGGCGTCGTCGCGCCCGTGCCACCGTTTGCCACAACAAGCGTTCCGGCCAGTGTGATCGCACCAGAGGTCGCGGATGATGGCGTGAGTCCAGTCGTACCAGCGCTGAAGGTTGTTACGCCGATACCTGACAGAGTGGCCCACGATGGAGCTGAGCCCGTGTTACCGACTAGAACCTGCCCCGTCGTGCCCGCTGCAGTCACGCTCAGCGACGATGTTCCAGCTCCGTATACCAAACCATTGGCCGTGAACGTAGCCACGCCTGTGCCGCCCTGAGCTACGGAGAGAGGTGTCGTGAGGCCGGATAGGCTAGTGATGTCGCTGTTGGCACCGCTCTTGGCTGCGATGATCGCGTTTCGTGCAGTCGCCTCATCGACAGCAATGAAGAGCGCGTTACCGATTGATGTTGCGCCGAGGTTTGTGCGGGCTTGAGATGCGTTTGTCGCGCCAGTTCCGCCCTGCGACACGAGAATCGGAATTGAAATACCGCCAGTGTCAGCCGTAACGACATCAGTTCCGTTGCAATATAGGATTGCTCGCGCATCGCGGGGAACGACAACACCTGTGCCTGCGGATGTTTTAACCGTAAGCGTGTATGATCCTCCGGTCGTAAAGTTACCAACCCAGTATTGCTGGATGGTGGCCGGCACGATGATTTCCATATTCGCGGTAAGCGTGCCGCTGAACTGATATGCAATGCGGTTCAGGTTAGAGCCTGCCAGCGTATAGGGCGATGACTGGCTAGTAAGGTCAATCGAAACGTAATCGAACAGAAACTCTGGAGCCTGACCGAAGCCGATTGTGAAGTAACCCGTACCATCGCAGACGATGATCGCGCTGTCGCCGGGATTGAAATCTACGGTTGCAGTGCCGTTGATCAGTTCACCACCAGTCGTCGCAAGCGAAATTGCACCAGTGCCGCCGTTGCGGATGTGGAAAAACCAATCATTCCCGACGGTAGATGCTGCAGGCAGAGTGATGGTTCCCGCGCCGCCAGTCCACAGGAAGGCAGCAGAACGGTCGGCAGCGCCAGCCGTATAATTAACAGAAAGCGACGTGACCGCCATCGACTGATTGAGTGTGGTGTTGATCGCCTTGATGCCAGCGCCGACAAGCGATCCAGCGGTAGCAGATGACGTGCCCGCGCCGAACTGCGTTGTGCGCCATGTTCCAGCCACAGTCGTGTTCGTCGTCAGATAAACCTGATAGGCTAGGCCCGGCGTGATCGTGACAATGGTATTGCCAGCGTTATCTGCAACCGTGAAGTTAAACGAACCAGCATTGAAAAACAGGGCTGTCTCACCGGGGCTTGCTTCATTGGCAGGCGGCATAGTGATAGTGAAGCCACTCGCACTGGGCGTAACATCCATGATCTGGGCAACGACATTGCCGCTGGTTGCGACTTCAAGCGGCCAAGAAAGCTCCTGATTCGCAGACAAGCTGATAGCCCGATAGCTGACATCGGACGGATAAATGGTCGTGCCGCCAAATGTTTCAGTAAACGCCATATCAATCTTCCCTGCGCATTATGCCACGATCAGAAATTTGGCGAATGTCTTCGCCGTTGAGAGCCGCGACAGCACGATTATAGAATCCTTCCCAAGTTGCAATACGTTCGTCGTTTTTCAGGAACGGAGTTGCCTCAAGAAGAGCTGCGTAGAGTAACGCATTTGGCGCGTACTCAGTAAACCAGTTGGTCTGATTTGAATCATCGAGCAGTGGCGGAATCTCGTAATACAAAATCTCCATCGGCAGCGCGCTGGATGGTGTAGGAGCAATCAGCCAATGCGAATAGTCATAGTCGGCGTAAAAGCGTGGCGTTCCTGTTGTCGTTGGATTCGGCCAATAGCTCCGGATATATTCATAGGCGCGGGGATAGACTTCACTGCGGGTGTTATTGCCCGTCCCCGTGCCAACGAAAATACTGACGGTTTCGCGCCAGCGGTCCGGTTTATCATATACCGACTGCCCTGCGATGAGGGCGGTAGTGACGACGTTAACAGTCCCTTGGATCTTCAGCTCACGCGCAAGACGACGCTCAGCCATGCCGATAAGCGTCGGGAGCATTTCGTAAACAGTGGGGTCAGTCGCCAGCGTAGCTCCGCGCTCAAGGTAGGCCCTGAGGTCGTTGAGCAAACTGTTATACGTCATCGCGGTTGGCATGGGATAGCCTTACATCAATTCAGTGACGGCTGCAATCAAAGCTGTAATAGCAGCAATTGCGACTGCCAGCTTACCCTTGGCGTTCATCAATTTAGCCATCAGCGTCAGTTTTGGAGCATCTTCCATAGGCAGGATTTTGCCAACAGTTTTGTTGACGATTGCCTTCTCGGCCTCCTTACGGATAAGTTTCTTCAGATTAACCATAGTCATTCTCCTTACAACCAAGCAGCATATTTCTTGGTTTTCTGTTTGCGGTCATCAAGGCCATGTGTGCCCCCGTTGATCCGCTTCGTCAGTGCGAGGATCGCAGCGTCGTTGATGCCCTGATCGCAGATGGACCACAGCTTGTGAGTTGGAGCGGGCCTCGGCCTTTGTATGCGAAACCTTCGCCTGACGCTTCGTCGCCATTGCCCATGCGGTTGGCATAGACACGGTTGGCGATCTTGGCTGGCTGACGCTCGTAGGCACGGGCCATTGCGTCAGTCGGGAAATACTTTCCAAAGATTCCGCGCAGCCCTTTGGCTCCGTAGTTGAGGTTCTCGCTGAACGCTTTGAAGTTGCCCGACTCATGCGCGCACTGAGCAAAGAAATGTGCAGCCCGATTAGGTGATAGTTTATAGTAAGCCGCAGCCGCCTTAAGTGTACCCGGACCGAACGCACCATCTGCCGTTACCCCAATCTTCTTCTGAAGTTCAATCATGCTCATTTGCCAGCACTCCGCCAATCAGGGAAATCAAGTTCATCAACAACGCCGTCGCCATTGGCGTCATAACGCATATCGTTGCGGTACTTCTCCCAAGGCTCCATATCGTCATCATCATCGTCTTCAGGTGTGTCGATAAAGACAGTGGCCTGCGGGTCGTCATACGCTTTTGGCGCAACCATTTCAGGTGTAAGGGGTAGCGGGTCTGGTTCAGGCGCTACAGGGGCCACAGGCTCCGGCTCAGGATCATCGCGGTCTTCTGGCGGTGGCGGGACCAGTTCGCCCTTCATGCCCATCAGCGTGGCGTAGGAGCCAGCAACAGCGCCGACGACGGAGGTCATTACGTAGCTAAGGAGGCCGAAGACATCCTTGTTGTCGATGATCTCGTTCGATACGAATAGGCCGGCAATCATGGCGATGGTGATCGTGCAGATGACAAACGCCATCGTGCGCGCAGCCATAAGGAGCGCCTTGATGCGGGCATCCATTAGTTTATCTTCCATGTTCATTCCTTTCCGGCCAGCGGGTTCGCCAGCGTCTTTTGAATACGTGCAGTAGTTTCAGTCTCCAGTTCCTTGATCCGGCGCTGCTGTTCCTTATCCTGCTCGCGCAGCTGATCTATGATGGCTCGCTGCATTGCCATATTCTGTGCATCGCTGTTTCTAACGCTACTTGACACCGCGTCAACCGTCTGTCGCGTGCCGCTGACACTGCTAGAGATTGAACCAGTCATGTAGTTTAGAGCTTCGCTATTAATCTTGGTCAGGCGCTCTACGCTGGTGACGCGCTCGTCAAGCACAGAAATGCGACCTTCAATACCAGAAAGGTCAGGCGGGACATACGCAGCCGTAACTTCCTGCATGGTCAAGAACTGCTGATACACTTGGAAGCCAGCCCATAGACCACCAAGGATTGTTGAGAATGCAGCAAAGATGATAGCAATCTTGCCGCTGCTCAGACCACCAATGTTAAAGCTAAAGCCGCTCTCGTCGAAAGAGACCTTGGGTTCCTCATCTGTACTGCTCATCTACCATCTCCTGCCAACGGGCATCGTTCGTCTGCATCATGCGATACAATTCAAAGTTTGCGTCCTGCAGCACACGTCTGCGGTATATATCACGTATTGCGTAAAAGTCAGCCCTATCTTGCAAGGACGCCTGAGTGTACGCAGCGAAGCCCGGTACGGACCCCATCTCAGAAATAGTTTCGCTCTGACCTTCTGCCATTTCGCTTTCTGATTTTTCAGATGACGCGGTTGCTGTAACGGGCGCTGCGCTGCTTTGACCGCCGACATTGTTCAGTATCTCGAATGTGGTGGACATCGACATGGGACTGCTTGCCGAGACAGCAGCGTCCAGTGGTGATGATCCGACGCCAGAACCAATCCCGCTGCTAACCGAAGTGCTTGACCCGAAATCAACGCGCATTTGAAAACTGCCGAAACTTTGCGACGATTGCGACCCGCTTTCAAACGCCGATGCTTGGCTTACTTCCGCTGCTTCTTCAAAGAATGCGGATTGCATACCCTGTCCGCTTTCTTCCAGCGCCGTAGCAAGCTGATTGGATACTTCCTGCTCCAACGCGCCTGACGATGCGTCTTGGCCCCCTACGGCGTTCTCTGTGCCATCCAGCTCCAATGGCGCCAGTGCTTCCGTTTCGTCAGCGGTAGCATCCTCTGGGCCCTGCGCTGCCAGCGCCGCCAATTCGTCCGGCGACAGTCGCTCTGCATTGGAGCCGGTATCTTCTAAATCCCGCTCCGAAATCAATTCCTCAAGGGCGTCCTCACCGGCAGGCTCCTCGTCCGCGACAGGCTCGTCCGTTTCGGCTTCAACAGACGTGTCTGCTGTTTCCAATGCCTCTTGCGCGGTTTCAAGCACCTGTTCGATGTCAGCAATATCTTCAACCAGCACTTCTTGCTGCGTTTCTTCCATCGCCGCCTGCTCGACGGAAGCCACGGCAGCTTCGAGCGCACTCTCAGTTGGGTCAGGTGCGCCGACATCAATGGCTATTGATGCTGGTGGGCAGCTTGGGTGCATGGGCGTTGCGTTGCAGTCGATTGCCACGACATCCGGTTCCGGCGCAATCCACGACAGGATGCCAGACTGGTTCTGTAGGAACTGCGCGTTGCGACCGTAGAAAAGCGGTATGTTGTCATCCGCAGTTGGGCCGGTGATGCCTGCGGTAAAGTCACGCCGACCGGAGAAACCCAGACTGCCGAAGTTCAGTTGTATCTTGCCGTCAGCAAAGAGGCCGATCTCGAAGGTGCTGCTGTTGTTCGTGCCGTACTCGTTCACGCCGTACCAGCCGAAGAGGATCGAGCCATCATCGCGGCGATAATATGGATTACCGGTGTAGCTAATCAGGTCAGACCAATAGGCGTATATTGTGTTGCGCTGCGCCAGTTCTATGGGCTGGCCGTTGCAGCACAGATGCGCGCCGCTCTGGAACGACACGAAGCCTTAAGGCAGGCTCATAGGTCTGCGCACACAGAGGCGTCGCGCAAGTCAGCAGGAGAGCCGCCTGCAAGACGTATGTCTTAGTCCTCGACAGGGCGAAGCTCGACGTTCTCGGTCCACGCGGCGCGGGCTTCCTCGCCAATCAAACCCATGAAGGGGCAGGGCGTGCCAGCCATCTCCATCGCGCCGAATACGCGGGGGTCTTGGCACAGGAGGCTCACGGCGGCGACGCGCATACCCATGTCGTACAGGGTCTTCGACAGCTTCATCCGCTCGCAGTTCTGATCACGCACGGTGCGGCCTGCCGAGAGGCCAATAATCTGCGTCTGCACTGCGCCAGACTGGCCGGTGGTGCAAAGGTCTTGGCTGTAGGACATCATCGACGGCGCGATGGCGCTGGGCGGTGGCGACTTAATATTCTGGTCGATAACCTGACGATTAACGCTCTCGCTGTAGCTTTTGCTGTCGGAGACGTTGACGTTGTTGTTCTGATTAACGTTGCGGTTATCGCTGCTTGTCGTTTGGTTAATCGTGCTGGTGTCGTTGTTCGTGTTGTTCGTGTTGACGGTGCTGTTGACCGTCTGATTTACGGTGCTGTTGCTGACATCCGTATTAAAATTGCGGTTCGTATTTTCGGATGTGCTGGCGTTGGTGTTCTGGTTAATGTTCGTCATCGTGCCAGAATTTATGTTCGTATTCTGGTTGATGTTGGTCATCGTCCCAGTGTTCTGATTTATGTTGGTGTTGGTTGACGAACTGACGTTGTTATTGTTGTTCGTGTTCAGCGACGTGCTCGTGCTGGCATTCACGTTGTTGTTCGTGTTGACCGACGTGCTAGTGCTTTCGCTGGTGTTGAAGTTCGTATTGGTGTTTACCGACGTGCTGGCAGACGTGCTGTTATTGTTATTCGTGTTCGTCGATGTGCTGGTCGAATTGTTGTTGTTGTTGTTCGTATTCGTGCTGGTGGACGTATTGTTGTTGTCCGATGTGCTGGTTGTTGTCGTGGTGTAGACGTATTCGGTCGGGGCCACAGACACCGGAGCGGTCTGCGCAAGCGCCATGCTACACCAGCCGAGAGACACAAGAACCCAATACCTTTTATTCATCACCGATCCGCCTTGTTGTCCAGTTTATCCTCAATGCGTCGGAGGTGCATCATTACCTCGTCAAACTTTTTATCGATGGCGTTGAATTTCTCGTCGCCAAAGCCGAGACGCGCCTCAAGCAGCGTCAGCTTATTGGTAAGATTAACCCAGACGGTTATCAAAGCCCCTATAAAGCTCAAGGCGGTGATGACGAAGCCGAGAATGGTAAAGAGGGTGCCGGTATCCATCATCTGAGGTTCCGCAGCTTATAGATTGCAGAGAGATATACGGCGGTCAGCGTGTCAATCAGATTCGCAACGGCTCGGTTGCCCTTGCAGATCTTCTCATGGTTGGCCTCAATCCAAGCAGCATCGGATTCAAGGCACTTCAGAATATCCTTCTCCATTTCACCGGGAACTGGAATAGCGCCGATCAGCTCATATGCGCCTTGGTAAGCCTCGACCAACGGATCAATCGCATCGATTACGCCATCGTAAAACTTCCCCAGTGCCTTGTGCTTGGCATAGCTACCATCACCCTTGGCGCGCCAGTGCGCAAAGTGAGCGAGGTTGCGGGCGTAAAATACGCGAGAGATGAGCTGCTCAATCATTATGCGATTCGCTCAGACGAGATAATGACGGAGGGCGCTGCGGGAGCAATTGCCCCAGCGGCAATGTAATCAAGCGTGACGCTCGTGTTCACAGGCAGCCACATAACCTCAATGTATTGGCCGGCAGTCACCTGTTCGTACAGGGCAATCTGGAAGAATGTATTACCGCCATCAGCTGCCTTTGGAACGCTGATTACCGTATTTGAGTTAGCTATATCAGTGCCGTTTCTACGGAACCAGATATTAACTTCGTGATCATTTGCATCAGAGTTGGCGAACTGTAGGCTTGGCATTATTGCGTATGTGCCGGCGACAGCAAATGTAATCCGCGTTGGATCTCCGCTTCCGTTATTCGCAATGGTTATGCCTGAGCTGAAAGACGTTGATGCAAGTTTTATCGCAGTGGCAGCCGAAACGCTGCCAGTTTGATCTGTGCTATCATACGCAGAAATGTAAGCCCGGCCAGCCACATCCGCATAAGGGATTGTCGCAGCCGCCGTCATTGCTGATGTTCCGCTGCCCTTTACATATCCCGTGAGGGTGGTTGCCCCGGTGCCGCCATTGGCGACGCCCAGTGTGCTACTGAACGTGTTCGCAATCGATGTAGCGGTTGCCTTAGCACTGCTGCCAGATTGCACGACTTCCAGCAGCTCGTTGCCGCTGAGTGGAGTTGTGGCCGCCGTGAGGTCTGTGATTTTTTTATTTGCCATTATGATAATCCATAAAGCTGGTTGAGATATAAAGAAACTGCATTGGCAGCCGCTTCTTGCGCATTCGTTTGTGCGTCCTGTGAATCTGGACGAGGATTTTGCAGTGGTATAGGATCGGCTCGTAGAAGTAAGCGGCCAAAATATGGCTGCGGTACATCATCGCAAGAGGCGCAAACGCGCAAGCTAAGGCCAACAGGCACTGAGCCACCACGATAGTCTTGCTTCTGACGCAGCTCCGTGTGCTGAACCATAAAGCCGCAGCCGTCACATATCGCAAGACCCTGCGGCGACTTTACGGCAAACTTCGGTTGCGTCCGATGTTTTTTACCGCGTCCGAATCCGTACTGCATTAGTAGCCCCAAGGATTAATGGTGATACGAAGCGGAACCTTTTCGCGATCTTCGGCTGCGGCGCGTTCGTATGAACTATCCGCTAAACCCTGAAGGAAACTAAGGCGATCCGGCGCAAACTTCACCGCGAGCTTAGCGGCAAGGCCGGCGGCAATAGCCTCCATCCAACGGTTTGGCGCATCCATGCTATCAGTGAAGTCACCGGCATCCTCTTGGATTTTCATGCGGTGATAAAATAGCGTAACGCCAGCATCCTGCGGAGCTTGCCAAATATACAGGCGTGGAGTGATGGTGCGCTGAAAATAGTATTGGAAAGGGCGCTGGCCAAGCTGCGCCTTGTTTGGAATCGCGTCGTATTCCGCCCGACTAATCGGCGACATCATCAGGTCAGTGTTTATGCCACCAGATGTGGTGCGCGTGTACACCTGAAGGATTGAAACCGTGCGCGGCTCAAGTTCGTAATACAGTGTGCCCGGAGTCAGAGTGATGCTCTGGAGATCCACAGCCCACAGGTTTGGGCCGTTGTTGGCCCAGTCGGAGAACATGTAATTAATGGAGCGGCGCGCACTATCGATGTCATTGGACGCAAGCGTAGACGGAAGCCGACCGACGCGCTCATACGCCTCAGTGATGATATCGATCTGTTCGGTGTCACCGAATGTGTACGTGCCGCTAGTGGTCATTTTTTCTTCGCCGCCTGCATGTTTGCTACCAGCGAAGGATACTTGCTCCCTGACTTGCTGGCAATGGCTTTAGCTTTTTGCTTCTGAGAAGATGATAAAGGTTTGGGTGAGCCAAGACCTTTGGGCCGTGGCTTTTCCCAAACCTCCTTTTTCCCGCGCATTATTTGCCCTTTTTGGCAGGCGCTTCTGCGACA